GTATAATCAGCCTTAAGCACCTGGAACGCTTTCAGCATCTTACCAGTATCTTTCAAGGTGACCGGAGTACGTTTACCACCTTTCTTTCGTTTCGCATAGCTTTGGGAATACTGTTTGAATGAGTTCCCATCAGCATCACTACCAGATGCTATCTGCTGTTTATGTCGGCTCAGAGTCCTGTCAGCCATTGCGCCTATATCAGACTTCGAGAACTTGAGCATATTTAAGAAATTAAACATCGAGTGGCATGAACTTGTGTCGGCAATTAATCCCACCACCGGTTTCCATTGCATCAGGCTTAATGGAACGGATATCTGCCTTCGTCAATGGTGATGAATCTAAAAACTGAGTACATACAGGACGATTCTTGTCATCGCGCGGACCCATATAATCATATAACTGATCATCAGGCAAATTAGCAGACATCTGCATAATGATAGCACGCTCATAATTCGAGAGCTGTGTGCCGATTACATTATCGATCCTGGGAATAGTGGATTTGATATTGGATTTGATCAATGTAGACATTTCTGCTCTGCCTAGTCCACTGGATATACTCTGTGCCATACTTGCTTGCATATTGGTCGAAATATGCCTACTCAGGCTCGTGATATTAATTTGTTGGATATTCTGGAGAGCCAAGAGCTGTCGCTCGGTTGTAACCCCAAAAAACGGCAAAGAACTAAGAATGTCTTCCGTTGCAGCCATGTAGGCGTTATGTCCGGCAACGAAGCCCAGCTCTTCAATAAAATAGGTCGCAAAGTCAATCGCAGCGATAATAGCCAGTATCTCTTCTGTTGAGAGGCCGTCATCTTCTAGCTCCTGGATATCCTGGACAAATTGCTCTGTAACTTGGTCAATTTGCAGCTCATAGGCTTCAACCGCTTGGTCTATTGTCATTAGTTAGTATGTTTAATAATCTGTTCTGCGGTGCTGGTTCACTCTGTTGGCTTTGCTGCATCTCAGAGAATTTCTGCTTGTCATCATCACTCGCATCCGGGTTATGGTAAGCAAACCAATCTTCAGGCGATGCAAGGCCACGATCAAAGCGCCAGGACCAGAGCATGATCTCACTCTCTGGAGTCAATGCGTAATTCGGCTCCAAGAAATCAACACTATAGTCATCACCTACATTGACATTAGCCTCAACTTGTAAGATCGCTTTATCAACTTCGTATCTGCGATGCTCCCATGGCCGCCATGTGTCTTCAGTCATTGCACTGCGTTCATCCATGTTCTCCATTTCAATAATGGAAAGACTTGCAGCACTAGGTGCATTTCCCGAATCGTTTCTAGCGTACTTGGCTCTGATATGATTGTTATTCAATGTGGATTCCACTAGGAATCTTGTTGCTTCAATAATTTGTGAGAGAGATCCACCGGCATTGGTTACGCCGAAATTAGCTCCTTCTGGCAAATATAAAATCTTGTCGGTTCCTACAGAGATCCGTGATGCATCATCCACGCCACTGATGAACTTGATTCCCATTGCTCCGTACCGAATGGCGATTTCTAACTCAAGTAGCGCCACATTCACGGCTAAATCTGTTTGAGCAACATCCATCGCATTACCAACACTATAATCTCTGATCGGTGGGTAGCGGTGAGAGAATGTCACTGGAAGGATCCCATATGGGTTCACATCGCCTTCATTCACAGAGATCTTGTTCCCATGCTCATCCAAAAGATAATGGCTGTCATGGGTCCATACAGCGTGCAACGGGGCATCCATCCTGGCATTGCCTTGATACTCGATAGGATAGCATACACCTACCGGCTTATCTCTGGAATTACCAGCTAAAAATAATGGCTCAAAGTGACTCAGGATCTCATATTCAATCTTTCCTGTCGCTTCGTTCCATACACTGCGAAATGCCATATTGCCAAGCAAAAATGTTAAACGCTCTAGCATTCGACGCTGGGAATTCAAACTATGTTTGTCAATCAGAGAGATGTATTGCTCACTGGAGCGCATCCTGGGTGGCCTCTTGTAGGTCATCGAGCGAAGAGAACATACTCGTCTAGTGAGATTGTTCTGTGGGATCACTGCTTGCCTCAGAGTTTCTGCGCCAAAGTATTTAGAAACATAATTCTCTAGATTGATACCTTCGTACCAGTCCATCAAATAATCACGTTCTCTTACATGCTCATCTTCTATATATCGTAATTTATTTTTAAGCGCATCTTGTACCGCGCCTTGACTGAGATCTGGAATCGTTAACATATCATATTTATAGCCAATCGATGACACCCGCACTGCGTGAGCGCATCGGGAAGAGGTTAGTTAGTAGAAATCTTAAGCTGTCGCAATGGTGGTCAAACTTGCCATCCTTCTGCGGTTCGTGGCGCAGTGCGCTGTTCTCGCGATGCTCCGGGTAGTGGTAATTCTCGTAAGCCTGGATGCTTTCCTTGCACTTGGGATTAATATAGAAATGCGTGTCTCCGGCTGCATCTTCAAACCATCTGCGTACATGAGATACACCAGATACTACGTTCCTGGTGATGGCATCTCTTCTAATATTCACTTTGAGACCGTGCTGCCTGAATACCGCTATATCACTGATTCCACTCTGCAAATTAGTACCAGATCCCGCTGGATCTCCCCATATACCAGTGAAATTGTATGGCATTGCCTTCATCTTCTTGGCAAAATCTTCTGTCTTAACATTCTTTAAACTTAATTCGTCAATTTGATGTATGTCGGCAAAGCCCTTGCGCTCGTTGTGGAGCTGGACAACCACCGCTGCGGCGTGGCGATACCCGAAATCCAATCCACAGTACACTGGCTTGGCTGGGTCGTACTTAGCTGTGTCGGTAACTTGTCTGAATCTGTCCATCGGATAAACCTTTCCGCTATAGCTCTGGAATTCACACATGATCTCTTGTAAATATGTCTCACGGGTCAGCGTCCTCTCTAATTCTTGAACATCATCTTTGAAATACGGTGATAAGGTGCTTGGGAATCTCCAGGATTCCCATTCTGGGAATTCTGGGCTTTGTCCAAACTCATAAAGCTTGTGCAAGTAGTTGAACCCACGAGGTGTGGATAAAAACAATGCCCAGCCTTGCCTGTCTGCCAAGGTGGGTCTGAGATACATCTCGAAAGTTCTTCGTGGAATAAGGGCTGCTTCATCAATGATTAAATAATCTACGCCTTCGCCAATAAGTGAATCCTGGTTCTCCGCACTCTTCACAGATAACTCACTGTTGAGTCCGGCTAACTTCATGTAATACAAATCACCGGAGACTTCCTTCTTAGATGCGATAGGCAACTTGAGTTGGGTCATAACAACTCGCTTTACCTCTCTGGCAATCTTATTAGCTAGGTTGTAGTTAGGTCCAACAATCCAACCGCGTGTGTTAGGCGTTAAGAGCCAAGGGAGTACCTCGTGAGCAGCGGACCAGGACTTCCCGGATCTGCGTCCCATGAGACATACTCGAAAACGCTTGGTACTGCTATGATATGCCAGTTGCTGTGGAGTTGGGTTGTACCCCAAATGACTCCAAAGCTTCTGCTTGTTCACTATTTGTTTTATCAACCGGATTCTCCTCGAAACCGCATTCTTTCAGCACTGTTTCAAGATTGCCTGTCATGTCGATCGCTGTCTTGTCAGACATACCTAGGTAATTCTTGGCCATAAAGATCTGCATTGCGATGGAGTTGTTCTCCATGGCGCTAGTCCACATTGCTCTACGCAAACTGAACTTCATCTCTTCTTTGCCAGATTCCACCTTCGCTTTGAAACGCTTGCGGATAGTGGATTCGTCACACTCGAAATATTTGCCTATCTCAGTGTAGTTACAGCCGAAAGATGCGAGCATCTTGACTTGATCCGGGTCGATTGCATCGTTTTTCTTACTCATCACTATTACCTGAATCGATTACATTGCGAATCTTGATTAGAGTTCGCCGCCAGTATTCCTTGCAGCTACTATCTGTCACGCCTACGGCTTCTGCTATCTCTGGAAAGGTGTGATCAAGGCAGCGGAGTCTAAAGACTTGCAGTTCTCGCGGGGAGAGCAAGTCGTAAAACTGGTGTGCGGATAATTGGAGCCATCGGAGCGGTGGTGAGATAAGCCCAGATCGGAATATTACCATCTTTTCCAGGTACTCATCTGCTTGGTCCTTCGCATCGAGAAGCCGTTCAGCATCCGCATCGGTGATTGTGTGCCATTGACTTTTTTCCATAAAAGCTACAGTAATTTACGCACTGAGATGCGTTGCCAAAAATGGGTAAAAAAAATTTATGTGGCGGTAAGTGGCCCAGGACCGGGGCTGCCTTGGTGTACCCGATTAAATTGTCCTGGAATGGATAAAGGATCCACCGTGTCTCCGTCCTGGGATCCATGGCCTGGGCTAAACTGGGATAAATTCAGAGCTTGCTAAAGATTCCGCCGGCCTCCTTTTTGGATCCACTTTGACGGCGCTTTCGTATTAAGTGAAGTGTTGCCAAAGTTCTAGGATCCTTGGCAACAGTTCATTAGATTTGATCAACTAAATAGTGAGGTATTAAGTGAACACAACCAATAATAAAAAGGCCATTGAATTTTCAGTAGTCGTAAGCAGCAAGAAAGATCATACTTTCGAAGAAATAAAACCCAGGGGGCAAGTGGGAAATTTTAAGACTATGCAAGATGCGGAGAAATTCGCGGAGAAGGTACGCTTGAGTAACCTGTTTAATACAGTTGATGTAATGGAGGCTATGTAATGAAACAAACAATAAGTTTATACCAATTCAGAGATCAGTTTATGGCATGCCGGCCGGATAACTTCAGTTATCCCGGTTTAGTGGCATTGTGGGAGTACTTCGAGGAATACGAGCAAGATACCGGTGAAGAAATAGAATTAGATATTATAGCCATTTGCTGTGAATACTCAGAGTTTACGAGCCTTAAGGATTTCCAGGCAAGCTATGGTAGGAGGTACAAAACGCTTACAGATATAGCAACCTATACCACTGTGATCCCAATACCTGGAAGCGGCTTTATAATTGGAGGATTTTAAGATCATGAATACAATAAATAAAACTTTCCTGGTGAGATTAATCAATTCCATGAAAGTAAACGGCTACAGCGCCGCCGGTATGGATTCCGGTTTGGATCAACTACTAACCAAATCCAGTAAACTAAATAAGATTGGCTGGTATATGGCCGCGGATAAATTAAAACGCTGGATTAATGCGCCGCTAGCTTCGGATCACACACCGTTTAGGCCCTGGGCCGTGGGTAACTCAAAGCTACCTTTTCTTTCCTGGTCTACCTTGCCCGGTGTAAATTGCCCAGGCGCGGGTTCTTGCTGGTTAGGTGGTAATGGTTTTTGCTATTCGATTAAAGCCTGGAGGTACCCGGCCGCATTCGCTAGGCAGCTACAAAACACGATCCTCGAGAGCGGTCACTTTGGAAGGGCGGTAATTTTACAGCACCTAGACCGGGAACTGGCAAGGCCTAAGTTTACAAACATGGATAGAGTAACTTTAAGACTCTATGTCGATGGCGATTTTTCGAGCCTGGAACTATTAAAATTTTGGATGGATGCAATAAAAGCCCGGCCAAAGTTAGAAGTTTATGGGTACTCTAAAAGCTTGCACCTATTCAAAGAATTA